ATTATGGTGCAAAGGGTGTTGCGTTTTTGGGGTACACCCATGTTAACTAAGATTTATGTTGACTTGTATATCGCCCTGTAGCAGATGGAGTTGTTTGTCTGGTGCTTTGAATCCAGCACGGTCGAGGATATCTTTACTCGCTTCAAGTTGGACATACTCACTCTTGGCAGATGATGATAGACTGAGTATCCTATTCACAGCTTTCGTAGCACCTAGTCCTATTGTCTCTTGGACTTGCTTCATCATGTACTCTTGCACATGGGGTAACTTCAAAGCCTTGCTGGCTGTGACTCTTCCAGCTTCACCTTTAGCATATCCAGCTTGTTGTGAAGCTTGGGTAATCGTACAACCTGTTGCTACGATAGTATCAACGAGCTTCTGTTGTTTGGTAGTTAGTTGTAGTTGCTGTGGCATTATGAGTAATATATGGTTGGTAATGATTTACTGTCAAGAACTTTCTGATTTATTGCCAAGCTCATTGGCTTGGTAGTTGTTATAGGTAGCACAATCATCTCGCTTGTAAAGTCTCGCCAAACCGACCGAGCCTGACTTTACAAGACGTTTCTTGACTGAGGATACTCAGCATACCAAGCA